CGGAACCCGCCGTCTTCTGCAGGGTCTCGATACGCGGCCTCTTCGACAGCCTCGAGCTTGTTAATCTGATTAACATCTGGGTCCTGTGTTGGAATGGGGCAGCTTGTGCCCTCCTCCATCTTGTCGACCTCAATCCCATCTTCGGGAAGTAGTTCAATTACAATCCGCATGTTAGCCTCCCATAAGTCTTGCCAATGTCTTTGGCCCAACAATGCCGTCTGCTGCAAGCTCGTTTTTTGCCTGCCACTTCTTTACAGCCGCTTCAGTGCCGGGGCCAAAGTTGCCGTCCGCAGGAATGCCCAGCTTCTGCTGCATCTGCTTTACCGCGTCGCCTGTGCTGCCGCGCTTGAGCAGGGCAGTGCTTGCCGCCGAGATCGGAACACGAGGCGGAATGTCACCAGTAAGCGCCTGCATTGCCACGTTGTAGCGGTGCTGGCGATCTTCAAGACCGATGGTGCCACCATTGATGCGCTTCGTCAGAGCCGCCACCTCGCCGGTGTCAGCAATCCTGTTGAGGTTGTTCGTGTTCCAGAACCAGAGCGCCGAGGCCAGCGCGCCGTCCTTGGTCTCAATCCATTCAGCTGCCTCGTCGGCAGTCATGTCATAGTCCTTAGCAAAGCGCGAATAGTTGTTACGCCCGGTCAATTGCTTGAGACCTCTACCTCGGAATTTCCAGCCGTCACCGGGCTGGGTATTGCCCAAAGCACCGGCCTTTGAACGGAACTCATCCATGTAAACATAGTTGGCAATAGCCTCTGGGTTCCGCGCATACTGTGCCGCATCTCGCTTGCCGGGGCCGAAGTATCTGGGGAACACCCGCTCCAGCGCCTGCTGAGAGTAGTTCAGGTTCTCCTCCATAGCCGTGAAGTCACGGCTTTCGTGGGCGCACTGCGAGATGAACGCTGCGATCCGACGCGCATTATTGATCTCGTACTTCGGGAAAGCCGAGTTCAAGACCCTGCACCACTCCGCGATCTCTTTGTTCGTCGGCAGCATGGCCGCCAGCTGATCCTCGGTGATGTTCATTTTGTAATGCCCTGTTTCTTCTCATAAGTGCGCAGACCGCCAAGGCCCAGCATACCCATGAGCACAGTCATTAGCGATGTCATGTCAAACTGTGGCAAGTCGCTCGGATGCAGCCCAGTCACGTTAAATGTGACAAGCACAAACACCAAGAAAGGTTGCAGAACAAAATGATAGGCAAAGGCAACAGCGCAAATCCAGCCAACAGCCGGACGCCAGCCGCCCTTGAACAAAGAGCCGCTTGCTGCTTCCTCTTTGTTTACTGCGATCTGTGCCAGCGCCAACTCCTGCGCATGACGATCCGCCATCGTAGCCAGTTCGTGCGCAAGCTGCGCTTTCTGGTCTTTGTCTTCGATGAATTTATCTAAGAGACCCGTCACGGGTTCGATGAGTTTTCCGATCATTTCCAGTTCTCACTTTCATGTTTGGCAAGCCGCCACATCAGCAAGCCAATAATCGCGACTAGGATGATTTCCGTCACTTGTTCGACTCCATCGCGTTAAATCCAAAGTAAGCAGCAGTCACACCGCTCACCGCCACGACATAGACTGTGGCAATGTCAGCAATCAGCCCCGCAGCCTCGCTGTAGCCCAGCGCAGAGGCCGAGATGATCGCCAGCGGATACAGAACCATACCAGACAGTGCGAACCAAGTCATTCTCCGCTGTGCGTCTCTTTTAGCGTCAGCGTCTTCCATTCTGCGCCGACGATCTTCGAGCATGATCTCCCGCTCTTCCGGGTCAATCTTGCCGTTGCCGTTCAGATCATAGTCATCCTTTGTCATACATCACCAAAAAGTAAGCAAGCAAAGCTAGACCACTAATCCCAGCTAAGAGCGCAAGGCCCACAATGGTGATTGTGATAAAGAGTTCTTTCATCTCAGCGCGGCGGTGATCTGTCGCTTGCTTGCGCTTCCGAACTTGGGCCTCGATCCGGAGCAACTCCTCCCACCCTGACTGGCCATAAGAGTACTGGATATATGTCTTTAGTTCGTTTCGCTGACTTTCGATACGCTTCTTAGCCGCGAAGATTTCCATAGCTTCCGCTTGGACGTTTGATCCCACGCGCCACCACACTGGGGTCTCGGCTTTCTTGGCGAGGAAATCCAGATCGCTGACAGCGCCAGCCCACGTAGCAAGCTGGCTGCCCATGTCCTGCAGTTCACGCCCGACTTCAATGCCTTTCTTCAGGGCATTGAAGGCAGCGGACGCCGTTGCGATGGCGGTAACGGGATCAAGCATCGCCATACATCCGTGGGCAGATAGCGTCGGGATCTACGCGATAGAATATATCATACCAGCCGTAACGATTCTGCCCACAATCGTAAAAGCAGAGCTGATGGAACCAGCTTCCCTGCCCGCTGATAAATAGATGTCCGTATGTCACGAAGACGAGGACACACATCAGAATGTACCAGAAAACCGCTGCGGCTTGGCGATGCGGCTGAAGGATTTAATCATCCCGCCCGCCGCCTTCTGTTGTTTGCCCGCCCGCTCTAATGCAATGGCGACCGCCTGCTTCTGCGGGTAGTCCTCGTCTCGCAGCTTGCTGATGTTAGAGCTTACCGTCTTCTCGCTCGATCCACGCTTCAGGGGCATCAGGTCCTCCGCATCAGTGCTTGACGCTGCACATCGATCCGCTCACGGTTCACATCCGCGCGCTCGTCGGCGATCTGTTCTTGCAACTCGATCCGGGCGGAATCCGTCACCGCCTGTTGCTGCGCTTTCATGCTCTCCAAAGCCAGTTTGGCCTGATCAAGCTGCGCCTTATTCTGCGCTTCCATCTGCCGGATGTTGAGTTCCTGCATGCGGATCGCGACCAGCGGATCTTGGTCTTGACCATCACGGCCCTTGTAGGTGAGCGATGGCATCAACTCAGCCAGCATCTCTGCTTCAACCTGCGCGACGCGAGCCTCGATCTGGTCTGGCGTGTATTGCGGCGGACCCATCATGCTCATCTCTTGCATACGTTGCTGCGCGATCATCGGATCAACTGCACCTGCCTGAACAAGAAGCTGAAGCTGCTGCATCTCTTTTTGCGGAGTCGCGACAATCGTCGACACCTCGCGCTCAACCTGCTCGCGCGCTTTCAAAGCGATGTGCTGCATGCAGTGTATAGTCAACGCGGCCAGAACAGCAGGGACCTTTTGCAGGACAGACATTTCAAGCAAGGTAAGGTGCGCTTGAATGTGTGCGTCGTGGTCCTGACCCGGGAAAGCCTGCGGAGTTTGACCGGAGATTATAGAACTATTCTCCGCGACAGGGTCCTGCGGCTGCGGCTGCGGAACCGGGGGCAGGATCTCGTCAATATTTTGCACCTCCAACGCTTGGTACATCCGCCGATACGCTGCATGGAGATTATGCATTTGCGGGTTCGACTGCGCCAGCTGAAGCTGGGTTTGCGCCAAGGAGACCCGCTGCGCCATCGAGAAGATGTTCGGATCACTGACTGGGAGGACGTCGATCCGAGCGTCGAAGTCTTCAGCTTTGATCTCCGAGGGGGCCCCAGCTACCTCATACGGATAAACCGGGGGGAGATTTTCAGCGAAGATACGCGCAAGCAGCCGGAACTCGGTCCTCTGCGCGTAGTGCAACCGCTTGTGGATAGCGGACATGACTTTCATGCCGCGCTCAAGAAGCGCCACAGTCGTACCGACCGGCATCTCTTGGTTCGAATCCCCAAGTTGTTGATCCGCGAGCGATACAAAACGACGGCCGTCGTTGATCAAACCACCCAGCATGCTGGCCAGCGTTCCAGACGGCTCTTTGTATGGCAGCGGAATAATCGCGTCCCGGATGTTGCCACCCGGTGCATCGATGTCGCGGAACTCCCCCGGCTGCAGCGGCTCGTCGCTGTTGCGAACGCGCACACCACGGGCTTTGAAACCAGCCGGTAGGTTGGAAAGAGTGCCAGCGTCGATGAGCTGGCGCAGCAAGCTCGTCGCTGCACGGCCCAAGCCGCCGATCATGTGGATCAACCCAAAGCCGTAGAAGCCAAGACCGGGCATAAACTTGTAGTGAACGAAGTACTGGCGCTTCCGCTTGATCGGATCGCCCTCGTCATAGTTGCGGCGAATGCCGAGAACCTGACCAGAGCCTTCGTCCAAGGTGACAATATAGGGAAGCTTGATACCGGTGGGCTCACCAGTCATCGGATCCATGTCCTCGAAGCCTTCCAGATCAAGCTCGACATGCATCTCCAGAACTGTGAGCACGTCCTCCGAATAACTCTTCGATAGGCCCTCAAGCTCGTTCACCTTCTGGCGAACCTTGTTCTCGTCGGTGTCGTCGGAAGGCTGCAGGTCGACGTCAAGGTAGACGCCAGCATACTGCATCTTCTTCACGTCGTTCATATCCATACGGAGGACATGCGTGACACGGCTTGCTGTGCCCAGATCCGAAGCCGAATACGGCACAACCAGATCCTGCGCAGGAACAAACTTCGCCATCGCCCGGTTACGGGTCATGTCGAAGTATACCTTCTTGAAGGTCGAACCAGACAGCGGGAGATAGAACAACATCTGATCCATGTCCGGATCAAACTCTTCCATCACCTCGGTGATCTGGTAGTTCATGAAGTCCTTGACGCGGTTTGCCTGATCTTCACGCTGCGGCGTCTTCGCACCAATAACGTTCGTGCGAACAGGACCACCCGCAGGCAACAGCTCCTTGTACGCCTGTGCTTGAAACTGGGTTACGCTTTCCGCAATGAGCGGATGCGTTACGCCAGACGCGCCCTCGAACGGCGTCGACCGCTCCTCGGTTTTAAGACCAAGCAGGTCCAAACCGTTGACGTAGGTGTCTTCCCATTCCGAGCGGGAGCTCAGGTCGTCTTGGTATAGGCCACGCAAATCAGACGACAGCTCGCCCAACACGCCGTCATCCAAAAACTCCGCGAGGTTCGCGTCGAAGGGGATCAGGCTTTCCATCATCCCTTGCTCTTCAAGCAAAGCAAGCGCCTGTACGATTGCTCCGCCTTCACCGTCGGAAATTACCTCAGCCCCGCCCTCAAATTCCTCGGGCGAGTTGACCATAACTTCCATCTCCGGAAGACCGTCCGTATTCGTAACGTCGATGCCTGAGTCAACAAGTGTGCCCATGGGGCGAGGGGGTAATGCCATTAGTAATACACCCGCTGCCGGGGCCTCCATTCTTCCTCTGCGTCTTCCTCACCGGCAAGCGAAATGAACCCGCCTTGCCGGAAGCGCATGAGAGCTAGCGTCATGCTATCACAAAAGTCATCGTGATCGCCATTGGGAAATGAAACAACTTCCTCAATCACTTCTTCGGCGAAAGGTTTAGCCATCGGCGCCCACACAACACCCGACTCAAACAACGGTGCAACCATGTGCATGCGGGTGATCTTGTCTACCCCGCCTTTCCCCGCCTTTTTCCCCGGTGAAAACCCAAGTGCCGGAATACCGCGGAGCCGCAACTCGTCAATGAGTGGCATACCAGAAGCTTTCGCCTCGACCAACACCATGTCCGGCTCCCAGTA